GGCGTTCTTAGCCTTGAGGGCTTCGAGTTGGTTGGCCAGATCGGAGCTTTCAGCCACAGGCTGAGGCGCACCAGTCTCCACAGGAGTTGCTGGAGCTTGCTGTTCTTCGGGCACGGTTGTGTGTTACTTAGACGGATTTACTTTAGCAGTTAAGAATCGGCTGCTTTCAGTTCGTCCTCGATATTGATGTTGTCGGGCAGGACTTCGCCGCGTCGCAGGATCTCCAGCAGCATGGAGTCGCTGATCTTGCCGGCTTGGTTGAGTTGGGTTAGGACGGAAATGTCTTGGCCGATCAAGCGGTAGTAATCAAAGTCGCGGTCAATCGTAATTTTGGGGGCTTCAATGCCGACGTACTCGGCGGCGAAGGCAAAGGCTTGGTTGAGGCCGCTCTCCAGTTCTTGGCTGATGATGGAGAGGACGCTATTGGATTGGGCTTGGTCGATGCGCTTGGCTTCGGCAGACTCGGCGACAAACTTTTGGCCGAATAGTTTGGTGACGCCCAGTGTGGACATCTGCTGCTCCAGGGATTGGAGTTCGGCCATTTGGGCGTCGAAGCTGGTGGCGTCGGCTTGGACGTAATACGCCTTGTTGCCCGGTTGCATGGCGATGGCGTAGTTGACGCCCATCGTTGCGTTGCCGGTTGTGTCGTCCCAGCCCTCAAGGACAAGGGTGGGCATTGCGGCGATGTGGAGGGCGTGGATTAGATCCGCTTGCCTTTGGTAGTGCGTGATGTTCAGGTTGGCGATGTCAAGCAGTGGGGGCTGGGAACGCAACATGCCGCGGCGGTTGCTGTAGATCGGCACCAGTGGGATGGTGTCGAGGCTGTAGCCGCCGCTTTCGCTGAACTCAACGACGCTTTCGCCCAGTGTGTAGAGGTCGTACTTGCCGGGATAGATCACCCGCATCTGTTCGATCTGGTCTTCGCCGAAGTCGTTGATGGGGCGGGTGTAGTACCCGTGGATGCGGACTTGTACAAGTGGTGAGCCAGGCATCGTGCTTTCCTGGCGCCAGCCCCAGATTTGGGGGGCATCGACGTGGATGAAGTAGGGGCGGCGACCTTGGGCGCGTTCTTCGGCAAGATTGACGGCGCCCATTGCGGCGGGATAATCAACCAGGATTGCGCTGTGGCCGAATGTCAGGCTGCTTACCAACGCGCGACGGGCGTATTCGTTGATGTTGGAGCCCAGGCCGTCGATATTTTGTGCCAGGGCAAGCCAGTATTCGTCGCCTTCGATGTGGATAGGTTTGCGGAGAATGGCGCCAGCTGCGGTTTCAATGAGGCGGCTGGTGTATGGGCTAAGGACGCTGCGATCCACGCGGGTTTCGTAGGCGTCGTCCGTTTCGCGGGGTTCTTGGGGAAGATATGTTTCGCTCAGGTCGCGCATGTAGTTGGTGCCGCGGGTGACGGCAGCCATTACTTGCCAGTCGGGCATCATTGAGATGACGTCCAGACTGCGGACGAACGGCGACTCGCTGACTACAGCTCCAGTCGGTGGGATGTTGGCGCTGTAGACCACGGCTGGACTCCTACTTTGTACCTATTTTGGCAGTGAACGCGCCCGCTTTAACGTGCGTGAGTGGAATACCCCCGTAAGAGAACCCTGGAATCCGCTCATTCACCAGTGTTTGAGGGGTATAGATGAACATATGTCCCAATACTTTAAGAGTGGGGATGTTTGGCATTTAGAAAATGCTGAGGGGCTTAGGAGATATGTCAAGGAGTTAAAGATGTGGATACATAGAGTTGAGGGGCGGTAGTTACCATTTGACTTTGGCGGCCCAAAATGCGGCGGACATTTTGCCCTTGGATATATTCTGGGCGTGACGAGCCATAAAGGAAGCTCGTCGGGCTTTGCTGGCGGCAGACTCACCTTTTTGGGCGGGTGAACCAGATACGCCTTGTTGTCCGAAGCGGATTAGTTTGATTTGATCGCCTTCTTTGGCGAGGACGACGTGGGATTTATTGGGATGGTTGGGGGTGCGCTTGGGTTTGTTGTAGCCGGCAAATTTTTCGCCGCGATACTCAATCGTCATCGTCGTCCTCCTCGTCGTTAGGGTCAGCGATGGGCACCAGGATTTCGATGCCCTGGGCCAGCATCGTAATAAAACCGCCGAGAGTTTCCGGTAGAGAGGGGGTTTTGAACACGAACGTGGCGTGTGTAGTGCCCTCCTCTCCGTCAATCTCGACGTGGACGCAACCGCCGGTGACGGTCTGGATTGTCATCAAATTGCGGCGGTAATCGCACCGGAAGTGATGAAGTTGCAGGTGATGACCTCCAGTTCACCCACTGTCGCAGAGGTGTCCATACTGGTGATAATGCCCGAGAAGCTGATCTTCTTGCTGCCGCTGGTATCAAGGAAAAGTTCGAAAGCGGCGTTGGCGTTGTCCTCGGTGGTAAGGACATCTTGCAGGAAGGCGGCAGTTTCGTCGGCGCTAGAGGCCGTGTACATCAGTTCCACGCTGCCGCTGCCTGAGATCAGACTGCCGACAAATTCACGACTGGTGGAGCCGTGGTCGGTGACGTCGAGCGTGTCCTTGTTGATGGTCAAGGACCAGCTGCGGGTAGATGCCAGGGTAACAGTAGCGGCGCCGTCATTCTCGAATTTGACGGAGCCTTCCTCGCCACGAAAAAAAGCCATGACTGGAGCGGGGGAACTTTTGCTCCAGTCTATGGCCTAGGTGTGGAATTTGTTAGATGGAGGCAGTTATACTGCCGCTGCTGATGAAGTTGACGGTTACAACTTCTAGCTCTCCGACAGTCGCGCTGTAGTCGGCACTTGTAATAATGCCGGTGAAAGTAATCTTTTTAGTGCCGCTGGTGTCTAGGAAAAGCTCAAATTGGGCGTCAGTTTGATCTTTAGCGGTAAGAACGTCGTCAATGAAGTTGAGAGTCTCGCCTGCGCCGGGGGCGGTATACATCACTTCGGCGCTACCGCTGCCAGACAACAAACTACCGATGAACTCACGGCTGGTGGAGCCTTGGTCGGTGACGTCCAGGGTGTCTTTGTTAATGGTGAAGCTCCAGCTGCGGGTGGAGGACACGGCAGCTACGGCGCCACTGCTGTCCTTAAAGCTGATGGAGCCCTCCTCGCCGCGAAAGAAAGCCACGGGTTGTTATGCAGTAGGGATGACTGGAGTTTAGTCGATGATTTCTTCGACGAGTTCTAGGGCGGCGGCAACCTCTTTTTTGGCTTTTTTGGGGGTTGCGGCAAGGGCGGCTTGCTTGGCAAGAAAGCGGGCGCAGCGCGGATCCCAGAGTCGTGGGTTGCGCTTGCCTTTGACAAGCTCGATGATGTCGAGCATCTGGGGGGTGATTTCCATTGCGCTTAGGGGGCTCTTGCGATTGTAGCGGGGTTACATTGCGCCGATCTTGCAGGCTACGGTGGGGCCGGCTGGCATAGATGTGATATGGGCGCGGACGTAGCGGCAGGGGCTGCCTGTTGCGAAATACAGGACTGTGATGTTGTCATTGATTGTTAGATTGCCGGCGTGCTTGGTGGCGATAGTGATATGGCCCCAGTTCGTTCCATCCAGGCTGCCTTCAAAATCAAAGTTGATGTTGCCGCTGGTGTGGCTGGTGACGGTGATTTGGAATGACCAGTAGTTTGCTGTGGCGTCGATGGTGGTGAAGTAACCCGCTGTGGTGCGGGTGCCGGCGTCGTAGATGGTTAGTTCGCCATCGTGGATGGTGCCGGTTCCAATGGCCACTGGGGTTTAGCCTCGCGCTTTTTTATAGATGTCGCTGTCGGCTTTGCGGGCGCCGCCTTTGCCGGAGACGTAGCTGTTGACGCGACCCATGGCCCAGGCAGCCATTGAGACGTTGCGCGAGCCGCTGGATAGGTAGGCGCCTTGGCCGCGACGATAAACTGCGGCGAGTTCGCCGTAGCTGAAGCGGGTGCCTTCAGCTTTGGCGCGGAGGGCTTTTTTAGTTGCCTCGCTTAGGGGTTTTGCGCTTGCCACCTTGTTCGGTCCTTGATTTGGAAACGGCGCGGATGTCAATGAACTCGCCGCGTTTGTATGCCTCAGCGGTGCTTTTGATCTCGCGGGCTTTGGCGCTCTTATTTTTGGCGCCGCTGAGGTACTTCTTCGGCAAGCCGGTCGCCTTGTCTTTGGGTACGCGGCGTTGCTTGCGGGACATTACTTCTTTTTGGCTCCCTTCTTGGGGGTTTTCTTGGTCATTCCAGGCTTGGACTTGCCGCCTTTGGGCATCTTCATGTCGCCGTAATGGCCGGGCATAGCTTTTGGGGGTAGCTACCACACACGATAATTGGTCTTGCCCAGGTTTTCTGGTTTGGCCAGATTGAATACTTGTAGGCAGAGGTATCCCAGGGCGTCGAAGGCGTGGTCAACGCCAAGGTTTTTGTTGGGAAGACCGGTTCCAGGGGAATAGGTGAGTGTGCGGAGGGATTTGATGAGTTCCACGCAGCGTGGATGGATGAAAAGGCGGCGGGTGTTGGAGGCGTCGAGGAGGGCGGTGTTGACGCAGGTGATTTTGTCGCGGATTTTCCAGGGGTTGCGGGGGCTGGAGACGGTGAAGCCGGATTTGCGGAGGATGTTGTGGTCGGTGGCGCCAACGCCGCTGGTTTTGCGGGCGCCGCCGGTAGGGTCCGGGCAGGTGATGATGCGGCGATCGACGCCGAAGCGGGATTGGATTTCTTCGCAGAGATCCCAGGTGGTGGCGCCGCCGCGCATGATGATTTCGTCGAAGACCCAGAGCACGTCGCCTTTTTTGACCGCGCAGATGGCGGACATTGGATCGACGTTGAAGTCCACGCCGACGAGGAGGGGCAAAATTGGCAAATCTTGTACAACTTTGTCGATGTTGGCGTCGTTAAATGAGACGGCGACGAGACCGCTGAGATTCTCGAAGCTGGCCTCGAACTCTTGGCGGAAGGTGCGGGCGTCGAGTTGGCCGCGGGCGGCTTCGATTTCTTCGGCGGGGACGTTATCGCCGTCGATTGTCGTAAATTGCCAGCGGCTCCAGTCGTTGTCGCCTTCGTCCGCGTAACACCAGAGGTCGTAGAACCAGCTGGCGGTGCCGTCGGGCGTTGAAATGAAGAGTGCCCAGCCTTGTTTGTCGGCTAAAGCGGGGCGGATGACCTCGAACCAGACGTCGCGGTCCATAAAAGCGGCTTCGTCTAGTACCACGCCGGCCAAACTGCGGCCGCGTAGTGCCATTGCGTTTTCGGTGCCCTTTAATTCGATGGTGGAGCCGTTGACAAGCTCCAGTTTGAGGTCAGTTTCGTTTTTGCTCTTGATCCAGGCTTTGGGGACCAGCTTTTTGAGGACTTTCCAGGCAATATCTTTCGCCATTCGGTACGTGGGGGCCGCGTAAAAGAAGGTTTCGCCCGGGCGTTCGATCGCTCCACGCAGTAATTCGATGCAGGAGAGGTAGCTTTTGCCGAAACGGCGGCCGGCAACAAGCACTCTGAAGCGTTTGCGGCTGTTGAAGACTTGGCCTTGGGCATATCTGAGCGTGAGCGCACCAGCTTCGGCGGGCATTTTGTAGTAGACGGGTACCTTCTAGGGTATTACAGGATTTCGACCCCTGCCCCCGGGTGTGTAACAGAAGAAAGAATTGAGAATGTACCAGTAGGTTCCCAGGGCCCCGCACACGCGCAAAATATACCGAACTGTGCCCCCCGGTTTGTATTAGTTAAGCGCGGCGCCGTTAGTGTAAAACAGCGCCGCACCGATAGGATCAACTAGCTAGGATAGATTGCAGCTGATTGTGCACACTTTGCCGGGATCCTTTTAGGTTATACTCTTCCTTAATGATACTGTAGGCGCTGCGGCCGCTACGTTGCAGGCCTTTAAGCTCCAGCTTAAGCGCACACAATAGAGTGTAAGTTCTGAAGCGATCTATGGCGGGGCCGGTGATAACGGAGGCGGTCATGATCAGAGAAGGAAAAGGATCAGAAGAGTCGGCACCAGGGGCAGAGCCCCCAGCACCATTAGGCGAACGGCTCGCATCATGCCGCGGGCTCCTTAGCCTTGTGCGTTTCCATCGCATCAGCTGCGGCCTGCTGCAGCGATTCAAGCCAGCTAGCGACCTTGGGATTGGCATCCTGATGCCGGTGCTGGCGAACGTAGCCGATAACGGCTTCCCACAGGTCTTGTTGCGTCAGGCCTGAGACTGTGAGCTTGTCTCCACCGGCTAGGCGCTCACTTACCGAAACGTCGGAATCGTAGGCGCTGAAATAGCACGAGGCGGCGTTGACTCGAATGGTCTGATGGTTGCTGGTCTGCATTGTGGTTACCTGGGTTAGGTTGGCGGCTCGGTGGCCGTTGTCAGAATACTACAGAAGAACGGATCGATGGCTAGCCTGCCGGTTACAATTCTTCACGATACCCGAAGAACCACTGTTCGCTGCCGAACTTGCCGCCCCATCGCTTCCATAGCTCGGGGTCTTTTGATGTTCTCCAGCTGGTCGCCGGATCGCTGCAGATAGCCTTGGCGCTCGCTAGGGAGTGCCCGGCTGAAACAAAAGCGGCGGGCTTGGCGAACCGGAAGCAATAGATCGAATAGGTGGATGCCACGGCGGATAGGCCGAACGACTCCGGTATCCTGAGCCCCAGGCTGCCGGTTTGGCAATACTGTTACAGATTAGAATACCTTATGGCCGCCGCTGCTAGGATCCGAGGCTAGTAGGGCTGTACTACTCTATCAGGCTAGTGCAGTCCCTAGGTCGTATGTACTAGTCTCGCGTGCCTGTGTGTGCCAATCGTGAATGGCAATCATGAATGGCATCCATGAATGGCCGCGGCGGCTATGAATGGCAATCATGAATGGCCTAAGACGCGCCGCGCTTGTCTTGAACCGTTATAAATAATTCTGGGGTTTGTGCGGCCTGTTGTTCTATGCCAGCTTCATTAACTACCTTGCCCAAACTATCTAAAACCTGCGCGGCAGTTTGTAACTGCCCTTTGCGAACAGCTGCATTAAACAACTTGACGCGCATTGTTTGCAATCTTGCGAGCATGTTTACCCTGTCCCTATCCCAATCTTCACTGTTCCACTTGTTCACAACTTCCCAATCGCGCCATGCTGTCGCTACAGAGCAGCCCTCACGTTCACTGTGTTCGAGTATCAACTGACGCGCACTCAAACCGTCAAGCTGCCGCCTGTAGAGCCGCTGCTGTCGCTGTTCGATGTACGCGTTCGGATTGCGTCTCCCGTAAGGTCGCGGCGTTAGTTGCTCAACCTCCGGCGCTTCGTTGATAGCTTCCGGCTGTTCACTCACTGTTAGCGCCACTA